ATATTTGGGTCACTAACAGGAATTACATCTACAGAACTATCAAAATCTTGCTTAAATACGTTTTGTGAAGCCCCTTGTACTTGATAAGGGTACTCAGAAGGTAAAAATTCACCAAAAACCCGTTTTAAAATCTTAAATTCACATCTTTGAGCATAATGCAGCCTTTTATGAATCGCAGACATTACTTTTTGCCCTTTTTCCAATAATGCCACGGTTGTTCCAACAGGAGCCTCGGAATTTCCATCTCCTGTAGGATCTTCTACAGTAGCGGCGAATCTTTTGCCAGAATCAACTAAAGAGCCTAATAATGCAGTTAAAGTGCTGCTGGGTTCTTTATACGGTAGCGGAAGGAAAGAATCTTGCAATTTTCCTCCTGGAGCGTCAACATCTCGCCATTCTCCAGGCTGTAAGGGGTCATCATGCCGCTGAATATTTAATCCACGGGATTTAAACCCTGCTGGCAGGTTAGCAAGTGTTCCTGCGTCAATTAATTGTCGTAAAATAGAGGTAACTGACTTAGTTAGCCCGCCCATCATGTGAATTAAGCCAAATCCGTAGAATCCAAGTCCTGGAAGGAACTTATAATGCGTAAAATACTCAATTTTCTTCTTCATTGGGTCATTTTCGCTATAATTTGGACGAATTGCGAGTATTTCGTTATTATCTTTGCAAATTGTTACAATATAGGGCAATCCAACCCCCGTTTCTTCGCCATTTTCGCCTATATCTTCATATCCTTCTATATCTAAATCCACATGCATTTCTAAAAGCGTATATTCTTCATCATTTATCGTGCGGCTTAGTCCTTGAAGCTCATCAATCTTAGCATCAACCTCAGTAACATTCGTACCGCTTTCAGGAGAAGTCATTTCAACGTCTCGATAAAACCCAGAAATCTGTAATTTGCGTAATTCGTTCTCGGTCATGTGAATAACGTGGGTTATTCGCGGAGAAGTCAATAAATCGACCGCATAATACGGAACAACTAAGTCTTCCGCTTTAACAAAACGGGCAACAGCACGTCCAAGGGCTGGATCATAGTAAACTTTCTTAAATGCCGACCCTGATAAAGGTAAATAAAACAATAATTGATCCATTTCTGGGTCAAATTCTTCCATTTTATAGGTAATTTGGTAATTCATGAAGTTTTTAACACGATTTGCCTTTTCTAACTTGGCATCGTCACTAATTCCTAAAACTTCGGTGTCCACAGGACCGCCTGCAGGTAATAATTCTTTATAGGCTTGTGCTTGAAACTGAGTTACGGCTTCCGCTAATATCGGATGGTGTACTCCTGAAGCTCCAATAAACGGTTGTGATCTTGAATCGGAATTTATTCCTAATAAATCCAGCCCTTCGGTATATATTCGAAACCAATCGTCCCTAGAATCTAAATCATCTTCATAATTAGACACTAATTCGGTGGCAATTGTATATAATTCCCGCTCGTCAATTGTATCCGCTAAGTTTTCACCAAATTTGGCGGTCGCTTGATCAGGCATATCGCTCCCTAAAATAGCAGAACCGTCAGGTTGTATAAAAACCTCAGTTTCTTCTACAGGCTGCTCCATAATTTCTAATTCTATTTCTTGATCGGCAGGAGGGACCATAGATATAGGTTGTTGTTCAATAGCCATATTCGTAAATCATACCCTTATTTAATTAATAATAAACCCTTTCTCCAGGAAAATAGTCTTCCGTTTCAAAATAATCACTCGTTAGTTTTAAAAATCCGCCTTCTCTGAATCGCGCTAGGGCTAACGTTGTGGCGTCAACTAAGTCATCATTTTCCCCGTTAGGAAAATCGCTAACTTCTTCCATTAACTCCTCTCCCCATCGATTATCAGGAACCCAAACGCGCCCATCTTGGAAAATTGGCGACACCGAATTTAGTCTAGCAATTTTATCTTGCCCCTTTCCTGGAGAAAAAGTATTGACAGGAATTCCTACTCTGCGTAATTCTTGAACTAACGGAATACCACTGGCTTTTGCTTCAATAATTACGGTATCGGGTTGCCAAAACTCGTATAATCTTAGCGCCTCTGCTTTTAATTCAGGAAAATCAAACCGTTCTTTAATACAGTCAATTAAAATTAAGTGAGCGTCGTTACCTGTGTACATTTCTTCCCCGATTTTTCCTTCAGGATAGAAAACACCCCATGTGGTAATAGCGGTATAATCGGCTCTTTCACTTTTCAAAAACGCTGTGTCGTAACTTTGTATTAAATATTCGCATTTAGGCGGCTTTTCTTCTTCCCAATTCATAAACCACTCTCTAGGAATAATAGAAATACCTTCCCCTGTCGGTCTTTGCATATATTGGGCTGCCCATTTGGAGGGACTTACGGAGGCTTTAATACTTTCTAATTCTTCTAATTTCCAAAATTCTTTCCAAAGGGACTTGCCTGAAGGTAAAATAGCAGGAAATTCAATGACTTGCCACTGATCTGCGCCTTTATCTTGCGCCATTTTCTTAATCAATCGTCCCGTTAAGTCTTTTTTAGACCAACGCGTCATCACAATAACGATTGCACCTCCTGGTTGTAACCGTTGTCGCGGACCTCCCATAAACCATTCATAAGCATCGTCCATGGCTTTATCGGACATCGCATCTTGCTCGGAATGTGGATCATCAATAATGAACAAATCCGCACCCCTTCCAGCCAAGGCACCGCCAATACCTGCGGCGTAATATTCCCCGCCTTTATTGGTTAACCATTTACCCGCACTACGGCTATCGGCTTTTAGTTCGGTATCAGGAAATAGCTCGTGATATTCATCCCCGTCAATTAAATCCCTGACTTTACGACCAAAATTAACCGCTAAGTCAGATGTATGCGTTGCTTCTATGATTTTTAACTTAGGATTCTTCCCTAACAAATAAGCAGGGAACAAATGAGAGGCAAATTCAGATTTTGTGTGTCTGGGAGGCATATTAATAATAAGACGGTTTAATTTACCGTTAGCAATATCATCAAACGCCTTTGCCATTTTTACATGATGATCGCCCGAAATAAACTCTTTCCAAATGGTGACCACAAAATCCATAAAAGTGGAGGTGGACTTTTCCTGAAATTCACGTTTTTCTAGTTCTTCTAGTAAAACCGTAAACTCTTTGGCTTCCGCTTTAGTCAAGTAGGAAGTATTGATATTTCTTAAAGCCCTGAGCTTCTCTCTATTTGTGGTCATTTAGGCTTTTTGTTTTTCAACCGCGCTAATAAGCGAATAACTTCGTTTCTTTCTTCTAAATCTGCTTCTTTTATAAGTTTATTAATTTCCCGAAATTGTTCACTGGTTTCTTTTGCAACTTTATCATGTCTAGGCGTATTAATTGTAGAAGAACTATCTAAAATTTGTTGATATAGTTTTCTAGTTTCGGCATTAGCGTTGACAATCCCTCTGAGGTTTTCTTTTCTGACTTGTTTGGGGGTTTTCGGAGGAACATTAAATAAACTCTGTTGCTCTTTCAAAACCTTCTCTACTCTTGCACGATTAAGATCTGTAACTGAGGCTAGTTTCTCCTTCTTTGGAATCCAAGAACTACTTTCTTTTTTAAAGTCATCGAAACTCCCTATAAGTTCATCAAAAGACTTTACCTGATCACGAAGGGGAGTTTTAGCTCCAAAAGGAAGTTCAGGATTCACTAAAGCATCTTCTATTTCAGCTATTTCTTTTTTAAGTTTTCTTTTTTCATCATTCGCCTCTTTCATCATTCGCTGACCTTGAAACTGATCTGCTTTAGATCTTTGTCGCATATAATTCTTAGCATCATATATTCTTTGAGGAATATCGTCTTCCAATTTCCGTTGCGCCTTTTCTAAGAGTTTTTTAAGTTTATTAACAGGCATCGTTGTAAAAATACTGCCTGCCATTAGTGCTGCGCCCATTAACGGCTGATCGTCGCCCATCATACGGCTACCTTCACGAATGGCTTGGATATCCCCCAATCCAGGAGTCATTTCTGCTCCAAAAGAGGTGCTTTCAGCTACATTTCCAGCATATTGTGGATCCGCTAATGCCCGAAGGAACGGAATATTCTTTTCATCGGCAAACTGCCCTATCCCTGATAGAAAACTTTCTATCGCTCGTTCTTGTTTTTGAAATACATCAGGACTACTTGCTCGCATTTCATTACCAAGGGGTTCTTCCATCATTAATTCAGCAATGCGGTCATTTATAAATTCTTGTTCTGGCGAACCACCGTCAGCTAATCCTGTTAAAAAACTATAAGAAGGATACTTTTCTTTTATAACCGCCGTTTCTTCGTCAGTTAACGGCGATCCTTTTTCTCTTATTGCTTCTCGAATCTTTTCTCTTTGGAGCTCCATAGAATCAATAAAGGTTTTCAATTCAGGAGAAGGATCAGTACCATATTTAAATTCATCAAGTTCATCAAGAGAAGGAATCCCACGTTTAGCGGCTAAATACTCGTGCATTTGATAAGGATCGGGAATAAAATCAAAAATAGAGTCTTTAAGCACTCCTTCGGGTTGATAATCCCTAAACCGTTTTTCTTCTTCTGCCATCTTGGAAGTATATGCTAAACGCTGTCCTTTTTAAAATAATCGTTAATAAGTAAAGAGGTTAAAGCCTGAAATGAGTTACTTAGTCGCGGACTCTTCTTCCTCATCCATTTCCTTATAATAACCGACAATGTGTAAAATTTGTTCTATGTATCGGGTAATTTCGCCCATTGTCATACTTAAATTCTCATAACCTTGGCTAGTTAGCCCATAATACG